TGGTAAATATCGTTTTTATTCTAAACAAGGTGTTGGGTATTTAACCTATGATGGTAGAGAAATATCTTCGGGTGATTTTGATTGGGAAGATGGAAGCAATTCATATTGGATGTATCATTCTTCTTGGAGAGGTCAAAAAGCATTTGATACTGGTAAAGATGTAATTGCATATTTTAAATCAAAAAAGATAACAACTGAATCAGTAAACGAAGCCAAATATCCAACCGACTTAAAAATAGGTTCGGTAATATTGGGACAGGGATTTACTATGTTAAAAGGAATTGAAGGTGGCCGATATTATAAAATTGTGGATATGGATGATTTTTCGGCAACATTAGTTCCATCGGATAAAAATGGTAATGTAAAAGGTTCAAACAAAGTAAGACATAAATTAGATTCAATTGAGGGTGGTATTAAAACTGCTAAAAGAGGTGATGAGAATGGAATTGTTGTAATCAAAGAATCGGCAAAAAAATCTACATTTATCAAAGTTGCCCGCATATCTAATAATGGAAAATTAGATATTTATTAATAACTGAAATAAAAAAGGTCACTACAATGAAAACATTATTAAATTTACTTAAAGAATCTCAACACTTAGACTATCGTAGATTAAACATTGGTGAGGAAGATTTGGATGATACAACAATGACACCTGATGAAAAGCGTGCTTTTGTTGAGGCTGTAGCATCTTATAGAAAAATAGGTGAAGCAATTTATCACAATGGTAATTTGATGGAGGCCTATGAGAATATTAAAAATATTGTAGAAACCGCTGAGAAATTAACCTTAAAAGAAACTGGTGATTGGTTTGACAAAGTAACTGTTAATCGCCATATGAAATCAATGAATGAATCATTTAAGATTTTTTCAAGCACAATTAAAGAAGTATCAACTCTTCAGCAAAGATTAGAATCATCGTATGATGAGATTGGTGAGGTGTTAGGTAAATATTATGAAATCAAAGAAGGTAATGAGTTTGGTGCAGAAAGAGCAAAAGCAATTGCATCTGGGGATGACACCTTTAATGTGGGTGGTAAAAGTTTCAAAGTAACTGATGTAGATGCACAAGATAAAAAGAACGCAGAAGAGTTCGTAGGAGAAAATATGAGTAATATGAAATTGGGTTCATTCCTTAAAAACAAAAAAAGTGTAAATGAAGCAAATGATAAACTAATGAAAGTTGGTGCTACTATGGTAGTTGGTGGTGATGGTTCTGGGGTGGTAAAACCTGTAAAAATGAAATTGGTATCAATTGATTATTTACCAAAAGAAGATAAATACAGCTATAAGTTTCAAGGTGGCGGCAGAACCCAATACTATACTGATGATGTTTTAGCAAAAAAGTTAAAAGAGAATGTGAACGAAGCAAAAGTAATTGTTCATAACGAAAAGACCGGTGAGAAGCACGAAGTATTATCTGGTAAAGGTAAGGGTGATTTGTTAATTGCTATGAAAGCATTGCAAAGTGCAGCGCCATCCCATATGAAGTATTCTATTAAAGAAAGTCATAAAATAAGTGAAGATTTATCAGCAGAACTACCAAAAGCAACAATCCCCGCAGCAATTGAGCAGAGACTTATGTTAGCAATTCAAAAAATTGAATCTGGGAAACTTAATTTTAACCAAAAAATTCAGTTATTAGCAAAAGTGGTAGATGCTCTTAATGTTGACAAAAATCAATTAGGTACACTTACATCCAAAATTAAAAGTAAAATGGAATCATATCACGCACCAGAAGAGGAAGTTACTGAAGGTAACGAATTTGGAGCAGAAAGAGCAAAGGCAATAGCAGCAGGTAAGGATAGTTTTACTGTTGATGGAAAAACTTACAAAGTAACTGATGTAGACCCAACCGATAAAAAGAATGCAGAAGAATTTGCTAACGAATCAATGAAGTTATCAACTCTTTTAAAAAAAAAGTCGGTAAATGAAGCAGCTGCTAGATTATCTGATTTATTAAAGCAGGTAGCTAGTGGTTCAACCTCTCGTATTGGTTCTACCAAAGTTGATAAGAAAACCGCAGAAAAGTTATTAAAAATATACAATTCAGGTGATGTTAAGATGCAGAATAAATTTGATGGAATGAGTATAGATAAAGTTACATCTGCATTTAAACCATTTATGGAAAATAAGAAACTAACAAACGAAGTTGCACCTGAAGGATGGGAAGGAACTGTGAAAGCAATGAAAGATGAACCTGGTGTTGATAATCCATACGCATTAGCTTGGTGGATGAAGGGTAAGGGATATCAATCACACAAAAAATAAAAAGGTAAAACATTATGCCCGCAATTGACATTATACAAAACATATCTTTAAAATTTTCAGATTTTATAAAAGATAACCTAAAAGATATTGGTAAGTTACCAAGAAAACAACAACAGGGTATTTCTAAAGCAATCCGTGCATTTAAAGTTGTATTGGATGATATATCTGAAAGTGTAACCATCTCCGGTCCAACTGTTGAAGTTGGTTCTCCTGTTTTTGTAAAAGGTAAAAATGTGGGTGGGGTTGTGATGGAAATAAATAATAAAACAGCAATAGTAAGAACAAAAGGTGGATTAATAGAAGAATCCATTCAAAACTTAGAAGTTATACAATAAACAATTTAAACAAAGTTACGATGAGTGAAAACGAAGAAAGACCAAAAAAGAAAAAAGTCAGAAGAGAATTAATGTATAAACCCGGTGGGGGAATTGCAGTAAAAGTAGTAGAAAACAATGTAGATGCTGCAATGAGGCTTTTTAAAAAAATGGTTAAAGATAGTGGAATGATGGATGAATTACGGGAAAGAACCGAATTTGTTCCTAAATCTATTTCAAAAAGAAAACAATTAGAATTAGCAAAAAGAAAACAATATTTAAAAAGTTTAGAAAAATAACAATTTTTTAATGTTTTCAAAAAAGTTAGTATATTTATTGTTAAATTAATGCCCTAATACTATATTGTGGGGCTAACATTATTATAACACTTATTAAGATTTTTAATAATCTTATTTTTCCAAAAAATTTAGGAGATTAAATGAAAACAGGCAAAAAAGATTTGCTTAAAGAAGCAATCGCCGACGCTAAAGCCGTTAAAGAAACTGCCTTAGCAAATGCAAAAATCGCCCTTGAGGAAGCATTCACACCAAGACTACAGTCTATGTTGTCTCACAAATTGGCCGAAGAGTTAGAAGATGATGAAACTCTTGCAACCGAAGAAGATGAGATGATGATGGGTACTGAAGAAGGATATGGTGAAGGCTACGAAGGTGAAGAAGATGAAACCATGACAACTGAAGAAGATGAAATGGGTGGTGAAGAAGATGAAGCCATGACAACTGAAGAAGAAGATGAAATGATGATGGGTACTATGGGTGGTGAAGAAGCCGAAGAAGAAGATGATGAGGATGAAATGGGTGGTGAAGAAGAGGATATGTCGGATTTGGATTTAGAATCAATTATCAAAGAATTGGAAGCTGAAATGGGTGGTGAAGAAGATGAAACCATGACAACTGAAGAAGAGGAAGAAATGGAAAATCCTGAAATTACCGAATTAAAAAGAATTCGTGAAAGAATCAGTAAAAGATTAACCGAATTGGAATCTTCTGCAATTGGAACTGGTGATAACAAAGTAGCCGATTTAACTGGTGGTACTGAATATTCTGAAGAAGGTGATTTTGTTGCAGAAGAAGAAGATGGTGATGAAGAAGTTAATTTGGATGAGGTTATCAGAGCCCTTAGAGAAATGAATGGCGATGTACCTGCTGAAGAAGAAGAAACTGCTGGTATGACCGAAGAAGAAGCTGAAGAAATGAAGAGTGATTTAGAAGAAGCATATAAAGTTATCAAATCATTGAAGAATACCATCAATGAGGTAAACCTTTTAAATGCAAAACTTTTATACACTAACAAACTTTTCAGAAACTTTGATTTGAATGAAAAGCAAAAAGTTAAAGTTGTTGAAAACTTTGACCGTGCTTCATCTTTGAGAGAAGTAAAATTAGTTTTCGCTACATTGGGTGAGAATCTTAATGTTGCAAGAAAAACACAAAATAGAGTTGTAAAAGAATCATTTGCATCCAGACCAACTAAAGGAACAAAGCCTGCTGGTATCATTACCGAAGGTTCTTCATTGGCAGCAAGATTCCAAAAGCTCGCTAATATCAAAAAATAATCGTATAACCAAAATAAAGGATAAAAATGAATATAAAAAGCATTTTAAACGAAAGCGCTGGATTTGAAAGAGTGCTTCGTAAAGAAGCCAAAGGTTTAGTTGCTAAGTGGAAAAAAACAGGTCTTTTAGAAGGAATTTCTAATGAGACTGAAATTTCCAATATGGCACAACTTTTGGAAAACCAAGCAAAACAATTAGTAACTGAAGCAACTGCAACCAATATGTTTGGTGCAAATGGTGAAGAGTGGAATGGTGTAGCTCTTCCGCTTGTTCGTCGTATTTTCTCTGAAATCGCTGCGAAAGAGTTCGTTTCAGTACAACCGATGAACCTTCCTTCCGGTCTTATTTTCTACTTAGATTTTAAGTACGGAACAGGTCAGCCAGGTTTCACAACTGGTTCAGGTAAAAACTCACAAGCTGACTCAGTATTTGGTATCACCGAAACTGCTAACCAGGCTTCAGGTGGTCTATATGGTGCTGGCCGCTTCGGTTACACCATCAATGATTCTGCAACAAACACTATTGCTACATTAGCAGCAGCACCATCGGCTACAGAATTTGCAACAGCATCTATCACAGCGGCTGATTACAACTATGATACCGCATGGTCGGCATCAACTGCGGGTGGAACATTTCTAAAAATCACAATTGGTACTGGCTCTATGTCAAGACCTGACTTGGAAGGTGTTCGTGCATTTACAATTAGTGGTTCTAATATCAGCACTTTCTACCCACAATTTACACAGGTAGCATCAAACGATGCAAGTGTATCTTTCTTATGTAAAGTTGATTCTTTAGCAAGTGTATCAAGCTCAACTAATGTTGTTGTTAGATACCAAAAACAACCAACCGATTCAACTCGTGGTGATTTTGAAACAACCAAAACTCAGATGGCTGCAAATCCTGAAACGGATATTGATATCCCAGAATTGAACATTGAGATGCGTTCAGTTCCGATTGTTGCTAAGACTCGTAAGTTGAAAGCACAATGGACACCTGAATTTGCGCAGGACTTGAACGCATATCACTCTATTGATGCAGAAGCAGAATTAACTTCAATGTTATCTGAATATGTATCACAAGAGATTGATTTTGAAATCTTGGATATGTTAATTCAAAACGCATTGACTACAGGTTACTGGTCTGCAAAAATCGGACAAGTTTGGAATGGTAGTTCATTCGTACAAGATTCTGCCTTGGCCGGACAAGCTTACATTCAGGGAACTTGGTTCGCTACATTCGGAACTGTATTACAAAGAGTTTCTAACCAAATTCACGCTAAGACAATGCGTGGTGGTGCAAACTTCTTAGTAGTATCTCCTGATGTTGCAACTGTGTTAGAATCAATTCCTGGCTATGTAGCTGATGGAACTGGCGATGAGAGAGAATTCGCATTCGGTTTAACCCGTGTAGGTTCTTTCGCTCAGCGTTACAAAGTGTATAAGAATCCATATATGCAAGAGAACCTTGTATTGATGGGTTACAAAGGAACACAATTCTTGGAAACTGGTGCTGTTTACGCTCCATACATTCCATTAATTATGACTCCACTTGTGTATGACTATAAGAACTTTACTCCTCGTAAGGGTGTTATGACCCGCTACGCCAAAGAAATGGTGAGAGGTGAGTTCTATGGTAAAGTATTTGTGAACGGATTGGAGACTATCTCCGGTCAATAATCTGATTGAAAGATTATAAATTCAAAGGGGGAGGGTGAAAACCTTCCCCTTTTGTTTTTTATGAGGATATTTATAGTAAACTTAAATGGGTTACAATTATGACTGAAAACATAGAAAAACGAGTCCCAAAGGGAGATATAAAGTTCTCAATTACACTTTCTGATGAACAAAAGCAGGCAAAACAAAGTATTCTTCAACACCCATTTAATTTTATAATGGGAAAAGCAGGTAGTGGTAAAACACTCCTTGCCTGCCAAATCGCATTAGATTCTTTTTTTAAAAGGGATTATAATAAAATTGTTGTTACAAGACCAACAGTATCCAATGAGGATAACGGATTTTTACCTGGCTCTTTAGAAGAAAAATTAGAGCCGTGGTTAGTCCCGATTCGTTCTAATATGCGAAAGGTGTATGATAAATCTTCTGTATTGGATAAGATGGAACAGGATGAAAAAGTAGAGTTGGTATCACTTACTCACTTTAGAGGTAGAACCTTTGATGATTGTGTTTGTATCGTTGATGAGTTTCAGAATCTTACGAAATCCCAACTTGCGATGGTGTTAGGGAGATTGGGTAAGAATTCAAAGATGATATTATGTGGAGACCCACAACAGATAGATTTAAAATCCGCAAACGATTCTGCTATTCATGAGGTAGCAAAATTAAAACCAAGTGGGTATGTTTACACTGTAACTTTAAAAGATAATCATAGACACCCAGCGTTGGATGAAATATTTAAACTATTATACGAATATTAGATATTTATATTAATAATAGAGGAGTAAAAAAATGGCAGCAGGAAGATACTTATTAACCATAGAGCAGGGAGCAACTACTGATTTATTGTTGGAATATAAAGATTCTAATGGAAATCCTGTTGATTTAAGTGGATATACCGCAAGGATGCAAATAAGACCATCGGTAGATTCTTCTACAACCCATCTTTCTTTAACAAACACTTTGATGGTTGATGGCACTGGGTTGGATTTAACACCGACTTCGGCATCATTAACACTACCAACAACATCGGGTAGTATTGGTTTATTTATCTCTGCAGCAACATCATCTACATTAAGTTTTACAGAAGGTGTATATGACATAGAATTAGAATCCTCTACAGGTGTGGTTACAAGATTATTGGAAGGTATAGTAAAACTTTCAAAAGAGGTAACTAGGTGAATAATGATAGACTAAATGTAAAAGTTGTATCAAATCAAAATTCAGTAGAATTAACCAAAAACGAAAACACGGTTGTAGTCTCTGATAAGAAGCGAGATACTTCTATAAGTGTACTACAAAAAGAAACAGCAGTTGTTACTGTAGCATCCAAAGGCCCTAAAGGTGATAAGGGCGATAAAGGTGATCCTGGTACCGTCGCATTTGACTCTCTTTCTGGTGGAGTACAAATCACTGGTTCTCTTATAGTTAGCGGGTCATCGGGACAAAATGTAACTATTACGCAAAACTTAATCGTATCAGGAACTATAACATCTCCTGGTTCAGATAGACAAATTATTTTTAATAATGGGGGTGTTTTAGGAAGCGATTCTGATTTTGTATTTGATGCAAATGAAAGATTGGGTATAGGTACATCATCACCAACAAATAAACTTCAGGTAGTTGGTGGTATAACTGTAACAAACATAACCGCAAGTGGTAACATATCCGCATCGGGCGATTTAATTGTGAGTGATATAGCGGTAAATGGTGGTGATATAACGACAAATCAAACTACTTTTAATTTAGTAAATACAAATGCAACTACAATTAACATTGGTGGGGAAGGCACTGCTATTACTATAGGTGCTACAACGGGAACAACCACTATTAGAAATGACTTGACTGTTGCTAATATAACCGCATCAGGAAATATAACAATAGGACGAACTAAAAGTATAGGTGGTAATAATTTAGGAACATATAACCCCATTTTAACATACTGGAATGATGGGGTATCGGGAGCAGTTCAAAGTGCAAGTTTTGGATTTAGAGGCTCTGCTTATATGGATTCAATTGCTTATCCCGATCTTTTTGGATTTGGTACAAATGATTTAAGATTTTTTACATCTACGAATGGTATTGCTACCCCATCCGAAATAATGAGAATAGTGGGTAGTACTGGTAGAGTTGGTATTGGTACATCTACACCCACCGAAAAACTCCAAGTAGTTGGAAATAGTGTAATAACAGGAAATTTAACTGTTGGGGGTAGAATAACCGCAGAAGAGTTTCATACCGAATTTGTATCTGCAAGTATAATATACCAATCAGGCTCAACAAAATTTGGTAATAGTTTAGATGATGTACATCAATTTACGGGCTCTTTAAATATAACAGGTTCTCTTACTGTAAATGGTAAAACAATTGATGAATCTATAGATTCTGCATCGGTTAGTTATGTATCTCAAAGTGGAGATATTTATACTGGATTAAATCAAATAGAGGTTCAAGATTTTTCAAATGATGTTGCTGTTACTTGGTCAAATGGTAGATTAAAATTTATATTTGGAACACCAACCCAACCATCATCCTTAAGTCTAACACTAAGCGGTTTTAATACAGATAGGTTCAATCAGGTATTGGATGGGTATGATGTTAATGGTAGTTGGAGTAATGGTGGTTATAACATTATATCAGCATCATTATATACTGGTTCAGTTTTATTAACAAACACAACATCCGGCACATCCTTATCAACTACTCTAACAACAAGTGGTTCTCAATCATATAGGTTAGAATATACTGCAAGTTCACCGTTGGACGGGAGTATATTTAGTGGCTCTTCTACAGCAACAGGTACATTAAGTAAATCAAATCCAGGCTCACCAACATTAAGTTTAACTCCGTTGGTGCAGTTGGGTGCTAGTTCAAATCAAATCGAAAGAGGGGCCACAGGCAGTATTTCATTTACATCCGCATCTGGTGCTGCAAATAGCTGGGTATTAAACTTTGTAAGTAGTAATATTAGTTCACCATATTATGTAACAGGTTCAGCAACAGGTTCTTCTTCCATACCAATAACTGCGACCGCATATTATTCATCATCAGGAACAAATGGTTCTGATAACAATCCCGCTTTAACAACTACCACATCAACTACCACAACTTATACCAAAATAGTAAGTTTAAGGCATGGTGCTGCAGCTGATTCAAGCTTTACTGAAGCACAATTAGATAATGTTTCGGTGTGGGATAGTACACTGGGTGGTTCAATTGGTACAATTGTAAAAGGAACAGTAACACCATCAGGACAATCAGTAACTATAACTTGGGCGGGTGATAAGTATCATTATATTGTTTATAGTGGTTCTCGTTCAAACTTAACAAATATTACCACAAGTGGTTTTGGTGTATTAGGTTCTTTTTCTGTATCAACTGTTGGTAACTATAAAGTTTATAGAACAACAACTCTTCAAGCAGGCGGAGCTGGAAATTCAATAACATATGTATTAACATAGAGAGGATATAAAAAGTGGCAATTAATTTACCAAGTGGTTTTAACATATTAAATACCGACCCGGTTGATGCAAGAATAACTGTTGCGGATAGGTCGGCAAGGCTTGGTTTTTCCTCTGCTAATGTATATGAGGGGTTAGTAGTATATCAACAAGACAACAACCAAGTTTATGTACTTAGAGACACTGCAAATTGGAATAATGATAGTGGTTGGAAAGTAGTAGTAACTACAGATGAGATTGTAACAGGTTCGTTGAGTCTTTTAGGAAATCTTCTAATAATTGGTAGAAGTTCCTTTTCGGGTTCAGTAAACTTTTCAGGTTCTTTAATTCCGCATGTTGTTTCAGGTAATACCTCTCTACACTCTATTGGTAGTTCTACCGCTGCTTGGAGTGATGTTTATGTAAGTAGAAGTTTGAGCTTTGTAAATGATAGTAGTGGTGTTGTCGCAGAAGTTTTTGGGGGAGATGAATACATCCAATTAGGAAATGTAAGAATAAACACATCAAGTGTAGTAATATATAATCAATCAAATCAAATCCAAACAAAGATATCATCGGAAGCACCTGATTTCTTTATCATTAAATCGGGAAGTTTCGTTGCAGCACAAATCAATTCAGAGGGTGTTATGGTATTGGGTAAATTTGATACCCCACCAACACCTGTAACTGGGGGGATGTACTACAGTTCTGATGGAAATTTTTATTTGGGGATGTAAAAGACACTATACAAAAAACATTTAAAAAATTATATATGTTTTTAAAAATAAATAGTATTTATATATAAGTAAAATAATTAACAACATAGGAGAATCAAATGCCTACATGGAAAAAAGTAATAGTATCAGGTAGTAACGCTCATTTAACGAGTATAACCGCAAGTCAGGTTCCAGCAGGTACCACCGAAAATGTTTTGGTTATAACTACCACTGGTGAAATTAGACAAGTTACACAAGGAACATTAACTGGTCAGAGTATAAGGGCTTTTTCAACAGCTTCTGCTGGTGGAACACAGCTTCTTGCAGATAGTTCTAATGGTAATTTAACATTCGCAAGTTCGTCTGGACAAGGTTTAACTATTTCAGGTAATAGTGGAACGGATACAATTACATTTGGGTTATCTTCTATTCCAAACTCAAGTTTAGCTAACTCTACCATTAGTGGTGTTTCGTTAGGTGGTACTTTAAATGCGCTAACATTAGGAGCTGGATTAAACGGAAGTTCTTACAATGGATCTGCTGCAGTAGTAGCATCGGTTGATTCGGGTTCAATGTTACCTTACTACTCATCTTCTATTTTAAGTAGAGTAAGTGGTGATATAGTAATTAATGGTAGTACTGGTGTAGCAACAATACAAGCTAACTCTGTAGCATTAGGTACTGATACAACTGGTGATTATGTTCAAAATTTAGGTACTGGTACGGGTGTTACTATTGGTTCAAATAGTGGTGAGGGAAGTCAACCAACGATTTCAGTAAATTATGGTTCAACTTCAAATACCGCAGTTCAGGGTAATACAAATATAACAATCAATGGAACTACCGATGAAATAGAAATTACAGGAACAGCCGCACAAGCATTAGGTGGTGGACCATCATATACAATTGGATTACCAAATAATGTTACAGTAACTAGTAACTTAACTGTTGGTGGTAACCTGACAGTAAACGGAACTACTACAACGATAGATACTACAAATTTAATTGTAGAAGATAAGTTTATAATTTTAGCACATGGTTCGGGTTCTATTTCACCAATAGCAGAAGGCGGTATCATAGTTGAAGGTAGTACTGCTGATAAGGGACAGGCATTCTTATTTAATAGTGGTAGTACCCCAACTATAACAGGACGATGGGGATTGGCTGCTGATGTTCATATGACGGCATCAGATGTAACCCCAACTGATTTTATGGTAAGTGCTATTCAAGCATCGGGAGCACCTTCTTCCGCACCAACTTATGGTGGTTCGGCGGGTGGATATGGTAACATTTATGTAAACTCATCGGATGAGAGTATTTGGATATTTAGTTAAAAATAATTTGGGGGTTATGTAAATGTCAATATTAGATAAACTAAAAACTAAACAATTCGTACAATCAGAACCTGTAGTAGAACCTGAAAAAGTTACGAAAAAGCCGGAGTTAAATGAAAATGATTTAACTTTAGATGAAATTGCTTTTATATTAACATCCATTAAAGATTCTACTTTTAAGGTTGGTGATGTTGAAATTGTTTATGGTACAATTGTAAAACTACAATCCCAATTTTTGGCATTAAGTGGAAAACCCCACAAAGGGAAATAAACATTATTAATTTTTTTTCATATATTTATACTATATTAGAGTATAAACCAAAAAGTACAATATTGGCCTGAATAAGGAAGTGGGCCCATATACTACTCACTTAGTATGTGTAACCAACCATATTGTATAATTAAAAAAAGAGTGAGTGTATGCCTTCATGGAAAAAGATATTACAATCTGGTAGTGCAGTTCATGTCCTAAACATAACCGCAAGTTCATTACCAAATTCAACGCAACCTAATATAATAGGTTACGACACCACATCAGGCAGATTCACTCATTTTTCAACCTCTTCATTAGTAAGTAGTGGCTCAGTAATTGGCGGAAGTGGATTAACAAATTACATACCAAAGTGGAGTAATTCAACCACACTAACAAGTTCTATCATATTTGATAATGGGACTAATGTAGGCATAGGCACAACTACTCCATCCGCATCGTTACATATTCAAGGTAATTTCCAAATATCAACAGGCTCACTATACACATATGGACAAAATACTGATATAGATAGTGGTTCAATCCGAACTGTAATGAGTGTATCTACAGGTTCATATAGAGCAGCATTCTTTGATTATGTTTTGAATAAATCAACAAATGCAAGAGCAGGTACTGTATTTTCCGTTTGGAATGGAGCATCGGTGGAATGGAACGATGTATCTACAAATGATATAGGGAATACTGCTGAAATAAACCTTTCGGTTGGATTAAGTGGTGCAAATGTGTTATTATACGCATCTTCATCCACCAACGATTGGTCAATGAAAGCATTAGCAAGAATGTTATAAGATTATGGGATTTTATAGAGGACCAAATATAGTAACGGATGGGTTAGTTTTAAGTGTAGATGCTAAAAATCCATCTTCATATATAACTGCTTCTACTTCTGTTTTTAATTTAGCAGGAAGTACTACAGGAATATTTGGTGGAAATGCTGGAAATGCTACTGGGGGAGCACCGGGTTTTAATACTGAAGGTTATTGGACTTTCAATAGCAGTTCCCAACAAAATATTTCTTGGGGTGATAATTTTGATTTAACAACAACTAATATTTCTGGATTTGTTTGGGGTTGGGTTAATTCTGCGATTGCATCACTTTCTTGGATAGATAAACTAGCAAGTAATGGTAATTATAGATTCCACACAAGTGCTGCAGGGCAATTAATATTTGGGATTAGGAATACCGCAAATGCATTTGAAGCAATGTCTAGTGCTACTGGAATTGTTGAATTTCAACGATGGAACTATATAGGATTTACATTTAATAATACAACCCGAACAGGCAAAACATATATAAATGGTACATTAGCTCAAACAAATATTTTTACAATTGATAGAGGAAACACATCAGAAGCATTAAGGGCGGGGTATCAAACCAATAATGGTTTTGCATTAAATGGAAGAATAGCTACTTTATCTATATATGAAAAAGAATTAACATTAGAGGAAATCCAACAAAACTACAACGCAACTAAAGCTCGATTTGGATTATAAATTATGTTTACAGGACCAAATATAAGTAGAAATGGGTTAGTACTATACTTAGAGGGAAACCAACTGGTATCAAAATACAACCAAAATTATTCTTTAGTAAATACCCAAACATGGACAATAGGGTCGGGAAGTGTAACAGGATATTCACAAAATGGGACTACAGCAGAAAATATAAGACAATTAGGTACAGACCCATTTGGGAACAATACTGTTATATGGGCATCCACCACCGATAGTCAAAGTAATGATGATGGGGGTTGGAATAGTGGCTTCTTTTCAGTAACTAGTTCCGCAACTTATAGATTTTCAGTTTGGATGAAACGAAATGTGTTAGTAACAAACGATGGTAGTACTTATTTAGGAACAAATGGTTCTCCTCAAAATGCAATTGGATATGTAACCACTTTAGCTGGAGTAACATCAAGTAATCCTTATTTTTTTTCATCGACGGTTAATGTATCTGATTGGAGATTATATGTAGGGCATGTTCACTCAGCTAGTTATGCAGGTTCTACGCACCCCGATAGTGGCGTATATAATACATCTGGAACTAAGGTAACAAGTTGTAATGATTTTAAGATGCAATCAGGTTCAACATCATTACGACACCGTGCATACCTATATTACGCTGAAAATACATCAAGTCAACAATATTTTTTATATCCGCGTGTAGATAGATTAGATGGAACTCAACCTTCTATATCAGATTTAATTGCGAATAACCCTTATGTGTGGAATAGCTGTATCAACGATGGGACATCGTTCAATCTAATTAATGACCCAGTAAGACGTTCCGATTTTGGTGGTGGTATAGAATTTAATGGTAGTACGACATCAGCACATTATAGATATACTAAAACCGATTTGGATGGTAATGTACCACTTTCTGTTGAGGGTATATTTTTAAGAACTGGTAGTTTTAGTAGTGGTGGTCCTTGGGGGATTGGTGGAAATTTAAACCTTGGTGGTATTAATTGTTGGAACTCAAATCAATCAAATCATATTACAGTGGATTTGTGGGGAACTACAACATACACTACAGGCCAATTATATCCCTTAAATCAACCTGTTCATATAATTTGGGTATATAGAGGAACATCTTTTGTAGATACAAACTTATCTATATTTATAAATGGTGTAGAATACACTGGAGCATCTTTAACCAATTTAAGAGGTACATCCGCAACTCCTAACTTGAACACATCAACGCAGGGTATATCGTTGGGAAGGATTAATCTAAATCAAAATCAATATTTTGCGCCAATGGCAATATACAACTTTAAGGTTTATAATAGAGCATTAAATTCACAAGAAGCTTTGCAAAATTTCAACACAATACGAGGCAGATTCGGACTATAAGATATATGGCAACAATAGGTGGTATAAATTCGGCTAAAGTAGGATTAGTACTTGCATTGGATGCGGGTAATCCATCATCTTATATTAGTGGCTCTTCTACATATACAAATTTAAGTAGAGGAAATATAATAACAACTGCTACTTTAACAAACCAAAACTCAACAATTACCATACCACAATATACATCAGAAAATTTGGGTGTATTAAACTTTAATGGTACTGGTAGTGTAATATCGGTACTATCAAACCCATCTACTTCAGGTTTTTGGCCTATTAACCAATTTTCATTGGAGGCTTGGTTTAAATCACCAGGCACTGGTTCACGACAAATTGGTGGTGGGGGTATCTTTGGATTCACTTATGGTATAAGATGTTTTTTACCACCAACCACTGGAAATGTTACATTTACTGTAAATTCCACAACCTCATCGGCTGTTATTATAACCGATACATCTAAAAACTATTTTGATAATCAATGGCATCATGTAGTAGCTGTAAACAATGGAGTATCTAGTTCTTTATATGTAGATGGTACACTAAAAACATCAGCTGCTGCTCCTTGGAATGGAACATCTCCCTGGCCTACAAATGGTTTAAATGTTGGTAGAGATAATAATGATGTTAGTTATTATTTTTCAGGTAGTATTGGTCCTGTTAGAGTTTATAATACACCATTAACCACAACCGAAATCCAACAAAACTATAACGCAATGAGAGGGCGTTTTGGGATATAAACAAAAAACTATTTCAACATATTTATAGATATCACACATCCCTTTTGGACAATGAAAAAAGGAAATAAAACATGGCAAACGAATTCAAAGTCCGTAAAGGGCTCATAGTACAAGGTTCAGGCTCTAACATATTTGATGTTCAGGGTTCGCAAGGACAATTGTTCTCAATAACCGATTCATTATCAGGTTCACTATTCTCCGTAAACGATATTTCGGGGATACCCATTATGGAAGTCTTTTCAGACAATACCATTAAAATGGGAACGTTTAACCAAGAAGCCATAATTATTTCCGGCAGTAGAACAGGGATGGGTATAGCAACACCACAAGCAGAACTTCACATTAGCGGAGCAAATAACGATTCATTATTTAGGATACAATCACCTGCTTCAGCTTCTATTATGTTTGTAAGCGGTAGTGGGTTAGTAGGTATTGGAACTTTAACCCCGACACAAAAAATAAGTATAGATAATGGTAACGTAGGATTTACTAGTGGATTTGGTATATCGTGGGATAGTGATACTGAATGGATAAGAAGAGCAGCAGCTGCTGACCAACTACAATTTGCAACAGGAAACACAGTAAGGTTAAACATAGGAAGTACACAAGGGCAACTAGTCACAATCGGATTAGGAGCAACTACAGGGACTGCACAATTTCAAGTTAGAGGTGGAGGAGCTACAGCAGCAACAACCGCTATGAGAATAGAAGATAGTGGAGGAAACGCAAGATTAACAATACTTGATGATGGTACATCCGCATTTAATACATCACATCTTTATGTAAGTAGTAGTGGTAATATAGGTATTGGATTAACTGCTATGACTGCTAAACTTCATGTAAGTGGTGCTAGCAATGCAGTACTATTTGAAATAGATTCAGTAGCAAATAATAATATTTTATTTGTAAGTGGTAGTGGTAGAGTGGGTATTGGAACAGGAACACCAAACGCAACTTTACAAATCGCAGGAACACTCAATAATGGGCTTGATTCCACGCCATCGGGAGTTTATTCTCATACAGAAGGACAGCAAACAACCGCATCCGGTTCTTATTCTCATACAGAAGGTGCACTTACAAACGCAGTTGGTTATGCTTCTCATGCAGAAGGATTTAGCACTAACGCATCAGGTTCTTATTCTCACGCGGAAGGTTGGGGAACAATCGCAAGAGGGGATGTATCTCATGCGGAAGGATTGAACACCCTCACATCAGGCCTTTATTCTCACGCAGAAGGATTTAGTACTAACGCCGGAGGGGAGGCATCTCACGCGGAAGGTTGGGGAACAATAGCAAGTGGTTCTTTTCAGCATGTTCAAGGACAACACAATAGAGCAACCCAAAAACAATCTGCCTTTATAATAGGTAATGGGAGCACCGGTGGTACAAATGCCAGAAAAAACTTGGTGGAAATAAACCCAACAGATAGTATATCAGATTTCTTTGGACCTGTAAGGATTACTAGAACCGAAGAAACTTCTACACAAGACCCAGATAAATTACGAAATGAAAATAAAGCTGGTATTATTTATATGGGATTTAAAGAATTATTTAACACACCTAATAGGGGCCCATCTCCACCAATAGCTGTAAAGGTAAATAATACTGCAACAGGTAGTACAAACTATGGTACACTAAAACACCCAAACCCAACAGTAGGTTTTACATCATATTATACAAAAATATCACACACCAGTACTAACGCGGTAGGTTCATCAATTCAATCTGGGAATACTACTCTTTCAAATAGATACGAAGTTATTAACACTGGTATATTTACCGATGGAGCAGTAACCGCTCAAGAGTTTAGAGCACTGGGTTCATTCTCAGTAACATCCACATCAGATATTAGATTGAAGGAGAATATAAATGATATGGATATTGATACTGCTTTAAAATTAATAGAAAATGTAAAACCTGTAACATTTAATTGGAAAAGACCTGAGGTAGGTGATAATTCGGATACAATAAATGGTAAATTTGATGTTGGGGTTATTGCACAGGATGTTTTAAAAAATGGGTTTGAGCATTTAGTTAGAATAGCAGAAAATACTTTAGTACCTGAACATATTGATGATGAGGGGTATGTATCAAAAGAAGGATATGAATTTGGAGTTAGTTATGTTGGTATGATACCATATCATGCCAAAGTAATTAAATATTTATTAGATGAAATACGGGAATTAAAATCTCAAATTAAATTGTTGGAAAAAAAATGAGTCAAATAGTAGGAGCAAATTTCTCCATAGGTCAGTTTTTCAAAAGCGCTAGTATGTTTACACCTACTAGCTCTATTGTAACAATTTCAGCAATTTCATCTGGTAGTATAACATTCACACCTGCTTTAAGTAATTACACTACGATTAGAAGCGCAAGTTTATCTTGGTTAGATTCATCATCATTAAGCCCTTTTTATAGTATAACTGGTGGTGGTAGCTTCCAATCAATTGATAGCACTGCCTTTTCTGTATTATTTTCTTTTGGTAGTACTACTACAATAGTTACTCAATCCAATAGCTCTTTTATATTTAATAGTTCTTCAATTGTGGGTGCATCAACCCGCCAATTTTCAATATCATATTTAACACAATCTATTCAATCGTATTACGATGATACTGTAGAAGAAGCATATGTTCAGCTTACCATAGATACAACAAACAACGAAAACTCTATTAAGTTTGATACGGGTTTACTTAATTCCACTACTGGTGAGGTTGAATTTACATCAAACACACCTGTAAAAGGTGGTATTGGAACATCTGCTCGTGGTATAGGTTCTTTCGCAATGGGCAGTGGTTCAATTGCACAGGAGAGTGCTTCCATAGCAGAAGGTATAAACACACTTGCTTCAGGACTTGCTTCACACGCCGCAGGTATCAATACAACCGCAAGTGGACAGGCCGCATTCAGTATGGGTATAGAAACCGATGCAGATGGTATGGCTTCGTTTGCAGCAGGGTCAGGCTCTTGGGCAAAAGGAACTGCTACAGTTGCTTTTGGTATTGGAACGATTGCATCCGCATCTGGACAAACTGTTGTTGGTCACTATAATTTGGGACTTGGGGATTTCAACAATTTATTTGTAGTGGGGGGTGGTTCAGGCGCAACCACAAACTTGCGTAAAAACCTATTTAGAGTTTATGGTGGGTCTGGTGCAAGTACTGTTGGTGTGGAAATAAACACATCAGAAACACAAAATATATCATCCTTTGATGGGTTTAATGTTTATGGAAAAACCAGATTTTTCGGAGGTGTTACTGGTTCAGCTATTGACTTTAATGCCATTGGTCTAGATACCAAAACAAATCAAGACCCGATATTGGGAACAATAACAACAGGTTCTTTTACAAGTAATTTTTATAGGAGTCAAAATGTACTTGGTGGTGGACCGTTAGATTTTGAGGATGTTCTTAAAGCTTCGGTGAGGTTAGACCATAGAGGAATTAACTTTTCATTATCAGAACAAACCACCGCTCCCGGTTCTACATTCCTATGGACAAATTCATCCGATAGACTATTTTATGGATCAAGCGCAGTAATCCTAAATGATGGTAACACATTAGGTAGTGCAATGACTATTGGTACTACGGATGTCAATAACTTACAATTAGAAACCAATAATACAACAAGGATATTCATTTCCTCATCGGGTAATGTAGGTATTGGAACATCATCCCCAGCCGAAAGATTACATGTTCAAGGTAATAGCTTATTTAGTGGTAGTTTAAAGTTTGAGCCAACACAAGACCCAGACCTGGCAGGCTTAGACACCGATTCAACCATTCTATTTCAAAGTTCATCCAATACTCTTTTGGGGCATGATTTATATTTTAGGCAGAATGGTAATTTGGTAAAATGGAAATGGTTTGAGGGGATATTGGAAACTGGGTTACTTTATGGTGGTATAGTAACTTATAGTGGTAGTAATGTGTTTGTTTCTCCTGGTAGTGGTATTATTGTAAATCACAATGTAACCGCAACTTCTGAGGTAGGCCCTATTATAGATTATGTAACTTGGGGCCCTATAACACAAAGTATTACTAATATTTCCTCATCACAGGTAACATACATCTATATTGATGAAAATGGGGCACTACAACAACAATCAACAAGGTTTACTTCCCAACAATTCCACGATGATATCCCATTAGGGGCAGTAGCGCATTTTAATTATAGTAGTATTTCTGCTTTTGGAGGAGCAGTTCAGACCGCATATAACCAAACCGCTCAAATACTAAACTTTATAGATGCATTCGGCCCGTTAAAATTATCGGGATATGGATTGACGGGCCAATCTTCAAGTTTAAGCTTGTCTGTTGGTTCGGGTACATCTTATATTCATGGTGGTTTTTATGATAGTGATTTAGAATTCCCCTCACAATATGAAACAAACGCACAGGTTACTGCAAGTATAGCATATGTTTATAGTTCAGGTTCTGGAATTAGGTTTGATACGAATAATAATAACTTTTACACATCACTAAAACCAAATTTTTACGATCCAGGTACAGGAATTACCGCTTCGGTATCAAATAATAATTGGACAATACAACGGGTATATTCCGACCCACGATCAGGTGTTTTGTATATCTACTATGGTCGGAATGTATATCCTGATTATCAAAACGCAATAGCAAATTTATCAACCGATTCATTTTCCGAAGGTGATACTTTTGATTTTACAACCTTTTTAGGATTTTTATTATTAAAAAGTAATACAACCGATATAACCAACACTACTGATAATAAAATAATTCCTGCTGGATTATTTAGAGGTGGTGGTGCAGCTGGTGGTGGTGGAAGCGCTGTAACTACTTTGGATGATTTAACAAATGTAACCATTACATCCCCCACAAATGGACAGGCTTTGGTATATAACACCGGTGTATGGGAAAATGGAACACCTATAAGTAGTTCATATGCTTTAACCGCATCATTCTTACCTGTAGGAACATATCAAATAACATCAAGTTGGGCAACAAACGCTTTAACAGCTTCAAACATAACCCCATCTATAACAAATAATACCGATAATAGAGTATTGACCGCAACGGGTGGTGGAACAATAAATGGGGAATCAAACTTAACATTTGATGGAATTGTTTTAACTGTAACTGGTAGCGCTAGAATTAGAGGTTCTGGTGTTGATACTGTTGGTGCACTTATCATTCAAAATTCAGGAGGAACGGCAACATTCACAGTTCTTAATGGGGGAACTACGGGTGTTGGTGAAAATAATCCATCTGCAAGACTTCATGTAAAAGGTAGTGGAGCAACCTCCGCAACAACCGCACTTAGGGTAGAAAACTCATCTGCGGCTGCAAGACTTACAATATTAGATAATGGTACATCGGCATTTAATACATCACATCTTTATGTAAGTGGTAGTGGTAGGGTTGGTATTGGAACTACAACACCTATAGCTCAATTACATGTTACCAATTCAATGTTAGTGAATGGTACTAGTGATTATTTCGGAGGAATTGATACTACTGTACCTATCCAAATGTTTGCAGGAGTGGCTAATAATGGTATTGGGTTTAGGACTGATAATTTTTATTTATACCCGTATGGTAATAATACAAGCCTAATATATGGTTGGAATGGTAATGCTGCTTGGACTTTAAGAAACCTTAATACATCAAGTTTTCAGATATTTAATAATTCTCCAACAGCTGCCGTAATGTTAACTGTTTCCTCAAGTGGGAATATGGGCATAGGAATAACATCGCCCACCGCTAGACTCCATGTAAGTGGTGCTAGTAACGCAGGACTATTTGAAATAGATTCACCCACAATTAATAATATAATTTATGTATCGGGTAGTGGTAATGTAGGTATAGGAACTAATTTACCATCGGCAGAACTCCATATTAGTGGGGCATCCATAGATTCACTATTACGAGTAGGCTCCCCTACACAAGCAAATACTTTATTTATTACAGGTTCAAACAGAGTTGGTATCGGAACTGGAACTCCAAGAGCATTATTTGAGGTTAATAATAAAATAATAGCAGAAGCAGCAGGTAATGTTGGAATTCAAACAACACCGTCTGAATGGATACATCTATCATCAGACCCGGCAAGTAGTAAATATCTCCGAATTGATGCCGTGCAAAATGGTAATCCTCCACCAGATTATAATCCAAATGGTGGTTATCAGGTAAACAGATTGTGGGGGAGTACTCTAGATGATAATGCATTGGGCACACCTGATTATTGGATGGAAATAAAACTTAATGGTGGGATAGTACTTATTCCCGCTTATTTACCAGCACCCTAATATGTTCCTCAAACCCACCCCCCAACTCCTACAACAAATCAAAGATAGTGGAGTTCCCGTTATCAAATTAAGTATGGAAGAATTTCAAAAAATAACATCTGAAGGAAAACTCCTAACAAACGAAGAAGTCAAAGATAAATTAAAGACATATAAACAAAAATAAAACTATTTATATAAAACGGAGAAAAGTATTATGGCAATAAAAGTAACAGGGTATTTCAAAAATCCAACAACAGGCCTGATTCACGAATCACCACTACTAACACTTGTTCCACATTTACAATATGCTGGACAATTACAAATGGATGTTCATATCAGCGGAGGTGGAACGGTAGCGTATTATTCAATTGATAAAAATGCATTGGTATATAACTCCGAAATTACCAATGGTTATTCACAACTTATAGATGCTTTAGAAACCTATGTTATTAATAACCTTAAAACCGCAAACGATGTAAACGCTGCAGCAACATTTGAACACTATGTAAAGCCTGTGGTGGAAGAACCAATCGTTGAAGAGGTAATTGAAGAATCAACAGAAGAACCAATTACCGAAGAAAGCAGTGAAGAAACTACTGGTGGTGAAGAAACTACTGACGGAGAATAACAAAAATGGCAGTTAATATTCCAATATATCCTGGCTCATCATCATTCTTTCCGGGTAAAACACCCTTTGGATGGTTTGATAATGATTATGATTTCCAAGTTGATGCAGACTCAGTAACAAAGTGGTGTGCTCTAAGGCTTGGTTATCCTATTGTGGATATAGAACTGCAAGATATAGATTTTTATGCGTGCTTTGAAGAAGCAGTAGATGAATTTTCATCCCAATTAAACCAATACCGAACCAAAGAAAACTTATTAAGTATTCAGGGTTCATCGCTAACCAGCAACTTTACCAAAAAATTGTTGAACAATAACTTTGGTGGGGTAGTAAACATCGCATCTGATTATGGAACTGAGGCGGGGAGCGGTGGTAGATTAACTCACTATACAGGCTCATTTACAATGGTAAGTGGAGTACAAATTTATGATTTGGGTGATAGTTCGATAGCAAGTTTAGAAGCGGGTGATTTATCAACCGATTCTATAACCATTCGTAAAATGCATCACGAGAACCCACCTGCGATTGTTCGTTACTTTGACCCGTTCATTGGAACAGGTTTAGGTTCACAACAAATGATGGAAACCTTTGGTTGGGGTAATTACTCACCGGGCGTATCGTTTATGATGCAACCTATGTATGATGACCTTCTTCGTTTACAAGCGATTGAATTTAACGACTTGATTAGAAAATCTCAATATGGATTTAAGTTGTATGGTAAAAGGATTCGTATATTTCCATTTCCAACGGATTTATACGATGGATTAAAAATTTACTTTGAATACACATTGGATTCGGAGAGAAATAACCCAGTAGCTAAAGCAAATGTTGTATCCGATTTTTCAAATGCTCCATTTGGTAGATTAGATTATTGTGATATAAATGCACATGGTAGACAGTGGATATTTAAATATACATTGGTATTGGTAAAAGAGGTATTGGGGACAGTTCGTTCTAAATTTGGTTCAATTCCAATCCCTGGCGCTGAAGTTACATTGGATGGTTCAGATTTAAGAACTCAAGCCGCAACTGAAAAAGAGCAGTTGATAACACAAATCAAAGAAATGTTAGAAGCAACAAGCAGAAGGTCGCTTTTAGAAGCCAAAAAGGATGAAACTGAATTTTTAGAATCAACACTTAATCGTGTCCCAATGCCAATTTATATAGGATAATCCGATGGCATTATTTGGTTCGGCAAGAGATATTAGTTTAATCAGAAGGTTAAACAAAGAACTCATCAATGAAATAATTGATACGGAAGTGTATTATTATAAGCCTGTATTGGATGAATCATTAGTAAACTTGTATGGGGAATCAAAAGATAAAGTTTTTTATAATCCTGTTAAAATCCCCTGCTTAATTGATAGACAGGATACTGAAGCAGTTTCAGATGATTTTGGTCAATCATACGCACATACAGCCACATTCAACTTTTTAAGGGATACTTTAAAAGATGATAAAGATGTTAAGCCAGATGTTGGTGATATCATACAATGGGATAATGAATATTATATGGTTGATAATGTAAATGAAAACCGATTGTTTGTAGGTAAGAATCCTGAAACTTGGGATGGTGGTGATGGACACGGAACATCAATTTCTATAGCATGCCTTACGCATGTTACCCGTCAAACATCCATTAAGTTGATTGATGTAAGGTATGGAAACTCTACAACAAATGATAGTTATTTACCAATAGGATTATAAGATGGGTAACACATATAGAGATATAAACTCTGAAAAGCCGGATTTAAAGCAGACGATGTCATCCACATCGGAAAATCCTAAGTTAAATAAGGCAAAGCAGGTTAGGCGGGATACGGATAATACACAAAATATATCTATTGGTATCTATGATATTGACTTGGCTTTCAGAGATTTTTTAGTAAAAGATGTAAGACCATTTGTAGTGGATGATGGGCAAATCATACCTATCCCAGTAATTTATGCAAATCCCGAAAAATGGGTATCGGCTCAAAGAGATGGGTTTATGCGGGATGCAAACGGGAAAATACAAACACCTGTAATTGTATTTAAAAGAACCTCCTTATCAACCAATCAACAGGCTGCAAAGTTAAAGGTTTTAAATTCCGAAGATGCACATCAACCATTTGAACGGAAATACACAAAAGCAAATAGATATGACCAATTTTCTATATTGACTGGGCAAACTCCTATAAAAGAATATATTGCTGTTGAAAGACCTGATTACTTAGATGTTCAATATGAAATGAACATATGGTGTGATTATATGGAACAACTAAACAAAGTAGTTGAACAAATCATTTTCTTTCAAGGTAGGTCATTTGGCGATAGATTCAAATTCCAAATAAAAGGTGATGGATACAACTTTGAAACAATAACTGATGCGGGTGATGATAGAATAGTAAGAGCGAGCATTACTTTGGTATCAAAAGCGTACATTGTGCCTGAGTTTGTGGGGATGAATCCAAACAATAGAAAAGTTTATTCAGTTGGAAAAATTTCTTTTACGGAAAACCCACAATTAAGTGGTCAAACAAACCCACAAAACGATTTTATATAATTTTTTAGATATTTATATATACATTAGTTAAACAACTTAAAAACAAAATCTATGGAAGAAAAATTAGTAAAACAATTTGAAGAAACTGAAAGAGAAAAACTTTTAGAATTTCGTCAAAAAGGTATTGCAGTTATGGCACGGCTTGGAGAAATTGAAATACAATCCAAAGAGTTAGAGGAAATTTTCGCTAATTTAAGAGCTGAAAAAGAAGAGTTAATATCAACTTATAAAGAATTAGTTAAGTCACAAAACGAATTTGGTAAAGAATTGACACAAAAGTATGGTGTAGGTTCTTACGATATTGATACAAACACTTTCACATCAGTTCAATAAGTATAGGTTTCCCTAATTTTTTTGTATTTATTATATAGAAACAAAAACTATTAGGAGAATGTAATGGCTGAAAGAATTGTTAGTCCGGGTGTTTTTACACGAGAAAAGGACTTATCGTTTTTACCTCAAGGGGTAGCAGAAATAGGTGCTGTCCTTATCGGACAAACTATCAAAGGACCTGCGTTTGTACCAACGCGGGTTGAATCATTTAATGAGTTCCAACAAAAGTTTGGTGGTTTAACGGAGGATTCATACCTTCCTTATACCGCTCAAGCTTATTTGCAGGATGCTCCTAATGCAACAATTGTTAGGGTATTAGGAACTGATGGGTACACATTTACTAACCCATTAGTTTTAAACATTTCCTCTTCACAAGGAAATAGAGTAGCAGCGGTTCTTTACCCATCTTTAAGTGGTTCTATTCCGAATGCTACTGGTAATTTGTTTGAAACATCTTTTGTTAGAAATTTAGTAGGTGGTGCAACAACGAATGTAACCGCATCATCATTTGGATTAATTCTTTCTGGTTCAGCATTTACAGGAAATAACACAACAACATCTTCCTTAAATCCAACTAGTGCAAATTACTTTACAAAAACATTTGGATACTTACCAAAAAGCAGCCAACAAGCATATACTTACTTAAACTTTAATACATTCCAATCTGCTTCTTTTGCAACAAACGAAGTTGTATTGGTTCAAACCGCATCATTTACAACATTTAATTTTTCAGAAGAATATTCAGTAGCATCAACCCCTTGGATTAAATCACAAAAAGTTGGTGGAGTTGCTAAACAATTATTCAAATTCCATACTTTATCACATGGTAATTCAACAAACTATGAAATTAAAGTGGGTATCAGAGATATTAAATCTGCAGCAGATGTTCCAGGTTCTGATTATGGTACATTTACTGTTATAGTAAGAAGAATAGATACTTCCAAAATTCCTTATTCAATTTTTGGACAAGGAGTTCAAGACACCGATACTCGTCCAAATACATTAGAGCAGTTCTCAAATGTAAACTTGGACCCAAATTCACCAAATTATATTAAAAGGGTAATTGGTGATAGATATATTACCGTTGATTCAAGTGGTAAATTATCTACAAATGGTGATTATGCAAATAATTCAGTTTATATTAGAGTAGAGGTTGATTCGGATGTAGAAGCTGGGGCAATTGATTCATCATTAGTTCCTTTTGGATTTGGTGCAGTAACATCACCAATTCCATCTACAGCAGGTACTGTCCCATCACCAACTTATGTAACATCCCAATCTTTGGCAGGTTCATACAATAAAAATGTATATTTGGGTTATTCTTTTGATTTTGTTACAACTGATAACTTAAACTTTTTGAATCCACTTCCTGGTGCGAATACTACTACTGTTGGTTCTGATTTTGATTTGGCTACTTGTGAATCAAATAGTACTACCATTTCTTTAACCGATAGTGCCACAACCGCTCAATTGGATGCTAGGAAATTTATGATACCATTTCAAGGTGGTTTTGATGGATTCCAACCTAATAGAAAAGTGTTAGTTGGGAATGATATTGTAGCAGGAAACACACAGGGGTTAGATTGTACATCAGCAACCTCAGCAGGAACTGTTGCATTGAGAAAAGCAATAAACGCAGTATCAAATCCTGATGAGTTTGATATGAATATGATTGTTATTCCTGGTGTAATTAATAGATTACACTCTTCAGTAACCACATACGCAAAAGACCTTTGTGAAGATAGAGGTGATACATTCTTTGTAATGGATGCTGGTGCTTGGAGTGATAATATATCAACCGTTGTAAATTCACTTTCTTCGTTTGATTCCAACTATGTAGGAACATACCACCCTTGGGTTAAGATATTAGATACGGATAAGAATAAGCCTGTTTGGGTCCCACCATCCGTAGTTCTGCCTGGTGTTATCGCATTCAATGACCAGGTCGCAGCCGAATGGTACGCACCTGCTGGATTGAATCGTGGTGGATTATCAAATGTAATTGAGGTTAAGACAAGATTAACGCACAATGAGAGAGATGAATTGTATGTTGGTAGAGTGAATCCAATCGCAACATTCCCTGGTCAGGGAGCAACTGTATTTGGACAGAAAACCCTACAAGCTAAACCATCTGCGTTGGATAGAATCAATGTAAGAAGATTGTTGATTGCAGTTAAGAAGTTTATCGCATCTTCTTCGAGATATTTGGTTTTTGAAAATAACACAGCAGCAACCCGAAATCGTTTCTTATCCATTGTTAATCCTTATTTGGAATCAATTCAACAAAGAAATGGTTTGTACGCATTCAGAGTTATAATGGATGAATCAAACAATACACCTGATGTAATTGATAGAAACATCTTAAAAGGTGATATTTTCTTACAACCAGCGAAAACTGCTGAATTCATTGTATTAGACTTTAGTGTATTACCAACTGGAGCAGCATTCCCTGAAGGATAATTTCGGATAGGGTATATTTATAGTAAATTAGGAGAAATAAATGGCACAATTATTAACACCTCAAGAAATAATGTTTACCAACTTTGAACCCAAAGTTGCTAACCGATTTATTATGTATATTGAGGGAGTTCCTGCGTATTTAATTAAAGCAGCAAATAGGCCTGAACTACAACAAAATAGAATAACAATTGACCATGTCAATGTTAAGAGATATGTAAAGGGTAGGTCTGAATGGCAGGAATTAACCATTACACTTTATGACCCGATTGTTCCATCTGGCGCACAAGCCGTTATGGAATGGGTTCGCCTACATCACGAATCAGTAACAGGTAGAGATGGTTATTCTGATTTTTATAAAAAAGAGATTACATTTAATTCATTAGGGCCGGTTGGCGATAAAGTTGAAGAATGGACATTGAAGGGGGCTTTTATTACTAGAGCCAAATTTTCAGATATGGATTATACATCAGATTCAGAATTAGCAAATGTGGAATTGGGATTATCCTATGATTACGCCGTACTACAATATTGATTAATTTTTCGGATTGTAAAAAATATAAATTGAAAAATGTGAACCCCCCAATTTTGGGGGGTTTTTGTTTTATTAAAAATATCTCAATTCTGTATTTATATATAAAGGAGAAAAGTTATGAGCCAAAATCTAACGGATGATTATCAACAAAGTAATAAAGAGGTTGTAGATAGTATTAAACAAGCCTACGAAACCCAAAAACTAAAAGAGCACAATTTTCCAACTGAAGTTATAGAATTACCTTCACGGGGTTTAATTTATAGTAAGGATAACCCCCTATCATCAGGTAAGGTGGAATTAAAATATATGACTGCAAAGGAAGAGGATATTTTAACTACCCAATCTTACATCAAAGATGGTTCGGTGTTGGATAAGCTATTCCAATCGCTTATTGTATCAAATGGTAATGGTGAGCCTATTAAGTATGTTGATTTATCAGTAGGTGATAAAAACGCAATTATGATTGCAAGCCGCATCTTAGGTTATGGTAAAGATTATGAGGTTGAGATTACCGACCCATTTACAAATAAAAAACAAAAAGAGAGTATTGATTTAACTCAATTTGAAAATAAACCATACGATGGTT